ATTAGCTCCAGAGTTAGTTGCATTACCGCCCGACACGGTTATCAAAGAAGTGTCGCTAGTGGGTCTGATGCTGTCTGTATTATCAATACGCACACCGCCAGTATTAGCAATGCCTGATAGGTGTAGGTCTTTGAAGCGACTATCAGAATGTCCTATGTCAACTGTTGCATCTATATTAGTGCCGCCTTTATGAGGCAATACCGCACTAGTACCAAACTGCAAACCTGAGTGTGTTGAGTTTCCTTCAATCACTAAATTGTCAGAGTTATCAACACCAACACTACCTACGGTTGTGCCGTCTTTGCGGAACTGTGCGATAGTGCCATCACTTCCTAATCTATTAAAGATTGCAGAAGGGTTATTGCTTCTAGTTAAAAACGCTACAGAATCTCCACCACCAACATAGTATTCAAACCCTTTTGTTACACCTAAATCAGAAGAAGTCTTACCCACCAACAGGTTGCCTGATGAGTCTATGCGCATGCGTTCTGTGCTAACTGTATTAAAAACAAGAGGATGGGAGCTTCGGGTTCCCACCTCACCAGCAAAACCATTGCTAGTTTGTGGTGGCACAATTTCAATCTGCCTTAACCCAGAAGCATCAGTAACTAAAACACCTGAGTCTGCCGCAGTTGTTAAACTTGATGAAGGCGAACTAGTACCAATACCCAAAGACTCCGCAGACGCATCCCAGAACAACTTAGCCGTTGTGCCTGTGTCCTCGTAGAAGCTGATGTCTCCGTTGTTGGCGACAAGCATACGATTGACGTTGTTTGTAGTTCCGTTAGAAGTGCTAAACATTAATTGTGAATCATCACCAAGCGCATCAACTGTGGTAGCGGTAATAGATGCTTTTATCCCTGCTCCGGGTGTAGACGTATCATTGCCATAGAATTGAAGGTCTCCAATAACTGCGCCTGCGCCTAAACCATTGCCTGTGCTTTCTAGCTTAATTATTGAGCCATCTAGATTGCTAACAGTCAAACCATCCATCGTGGCTGTGCCAGTAACGTCTATGCCTGTGGATTTTGTTGCTAACTTAGTATTTCCTTGATGCCCTAATCTAATCTCACTAGCAGTTGTTGTTAGCAGGTTTTGACCACTGCCGTTTTTAATAATAGTCCCTGCATCTGAGTTACCTAAAATTAAATATCCTGTCCCAGCGTCGCTAATATAGCTATTAGACCCATCATGGTAAATCTCTAGGTCATCACCAGCACCGAACGTAGCCTTGTCGTTGTCGCCGAAGTTAAGGTCGCCTGTCAGCGTACCGCCGGTAGTCATCAAAGCACCAGCGGCTGTTACGTTAGCTGTGTCCGTTACGTCTGCACTGGCTTCAATACCATCTAGCTTAGTGTTGTCGGCAGAGGTAAAGTTAATCTCGGTAAGACCGCCATCGCCCACGGTGTATGTAGTATCAGTCCAAGGAACATTGACAACGGCTTGGTCGTCGCTGTTTAACTGGATACCGTAAGTTCTTGCAGCAGTAGTAGTTACAGCATTAGCAACTACAGTTTGGTCTGTGTCACTAAACAGCTCAATGCCGCCTAAAGTTGTGTCAGTAGCCACGGGAAGTGCAAAAGAAGTGCTAGTAATTGTAAAGCTAGGATATGTTCCTGAAACGGAAGTACCACCAGCGCCTGTCAATGCGACAGTCTGGTCAGGAGCTGTATTAGCAATCTCTCCACCAGCGGACAAGCTAATGCCTGTGCCTGCCGATAGGGATGCTACAACGTTAGTGGTGTCGGTTACATCTGCACCTGCTTCGATACCGTCGAGCTTTGTGCCGTCTGTGGCTACGTCTCGTCCATCGAAGGTGCTGTTGGTTGTTATTGCGCCTGTCATCGCTCCACCTGTTCTAGGTAGTGCGGCATCGGCTGTGGTGCCCTGCGCAGCAGTAGCGTAGTCCGTAGAGGCTGTAGTGGCAGCAGTGCCCAAGCCTAGGGTAGTACGTGCAGCAGAAGCGTTCGCATCGTCAATCAGTGTACCACCAAAAGTCGAAACGGCTGAGGAATTTAGTTTAGTAGCACTAGCTACAGCTATGTTGTCAAACTCAGTGTTAATCTCCGTCCCTTTAACAATCTTAGCAGGGTTACCAGACGGCAGAGAATCTTTAGCAGCAAAGTTAGTAGTTTTAATATAATTAGACATCAAGAAACCTGTTCAAGTATGAGAGGAGGGGAAAGTAGAAAAAGGGACTCCCCTGTTACAGGAAGCCCCTCTTGGTTACTACTTATGCATCTACTGCAAGTACGAATCCAGCGTCTGGACGCAAGACCTTAGTGCCGTACAGAGTGTCAGCAGTGTACAAGGTTCCGAGGAACTCCTGCTTGTACTGAGTCTGTGAACGAACGCCCTGCTGCTCTGCCAGAACAAAAGTGTCCTTGTGCAGAAGCTGTGCGCCTTTAACACCACTTTCAAGAGTAGCAGCGTTGGTTGATACAAATACGTCAATGCCGTACAGAGTACCAATCTGACCGTTCTGAACACCGCGACCATCTACGAAGTCAGAAGAGTTGTAGCGGTCAATGCCCATGATAGCGTTACGCAGTGAAGGTGGAACTACGAAGCAGCGGTTGTCCATAGGAACGTCTGCATCATCCATCTTCTGAATCAAAGCACGGAAAGCTAGGTCAGAAAAATCACCACACTCAGCAGCACCCTGTGCGCTGTATGCTTCAAGAAGACCGGAAGTAGGGTCAATCTGGAAAGAAGCACTGTGAGTCCAGTCGCTACCATCGCCGTCACCCAGAGACTTACCAAGGTTAGTCAGGTCAGTATCAACCTGCTTAGCCAGAGCATAACCAGCGTCGCCAGTGTAGAACTGACGGAGAGAAGCCAGAGCCTGAGTCTCGGTGATGTCTTCAATCATACGAGAGTATTCGAAGTGCTTGTCGATAACAACCTGTACTTCACCCTCAGAAGCATTCTGAATGGTTACAGCTTGGCCTTCAACCTTAGCGTGAGCATCGCCACGAACAGGCTTAGGGATATGTACAACGTCGCCTTTCTTACCAGTCATGCCCAAAGACTTGACCAGAGGAGCCAGAACCAAGTTAGACTTGTATGCAGCAACAACTTCGTCACTCCAAATTTCTGGGATAAAAGTAGCAGCGCTAGTGTTGTCTACCGCACCGCCCATGTTGGGATATGTTGAATCAGTCATAATTTAATACCTTATAATAAAAGAGTTTAGTTAGCGGACTCTCTTCTCGGCATAAGCCCTAGTGATTTCATCAGATAAAGCTAAATACCGTTCTGGATTGTCCTGCATTAGTTTAATAATGTCTGAGCGTCGATATATCTTCTTCGCTCGCTGTTCTCCATTTCCTTTGGTGCTACCAGTAGAGGCAGCTTTAACAGCGGATTTCCTTGTTTGCTTCTCAGCAGCTACAGTCTTAGCTACGGCACCTTGACGTTCCTTCCAGTTAGTGAAGAGTTCGTCGGCAGCTTCGTAGTCGTACTGCGTGTCTGCTTGAGCAAAGAGCTGTGTTCTAATCTTAGAGGCTTTAATCCATTCAACAAACTTTGGGTTCTGAACAATATCAGTCATGTCAGGATGACGCTTCTGAAGTTGTGTCATTGCAATAGTTCGTGCCTGTTCCTGTGTGGCAGCCTCAGCCTTCTTAATTGAAGGGTGATTAGCGATAGCTCTTTCGACAGCCTTGTCAGGGTCGGAAAAGAAATCAATATCTTCGTCTACAGTTTCTTGCGTTGGTGTAGTGTTGTCGAGTTGTGTCTGAATGTAACTATCAACGACTGAACGTAACTCCCCTACTTCTCCGCTTTGCTTTCCTAGGAGCTTCTCAGCTTCTTGGTGCATCCTTACAATCTCAGCGGTTGACTTTCCTTTGTACTTATCGGGGATGTCATCTTCTTGGGTTTCCGCAGGAGTTACCTCTTGTTGAGTTTCCTGTGTAATTTCCTCAAGGTTGCCTAGTTCTTCTTTGTCGTCTTCTGGACGCTCGTCTGGTAAAATTGTTGCCATTATTAAACTCCGTACCTTTAGTATTATGGAGGTTTATATTATGTAAGGGTTCAACACACCTATGAATTTGCCTTACGTTCTTGTTTCAGCTGACTCTCTCGTTTCTTGACCCAATTGTCGGACGCAATACCATTCCGCTTTTCAGTCCAAGTTCCAAAAGAATTTAGCTGCTTTACTGCTAGTTGACCACAATCATTGCACTCAACTTCTTTAGTGTCGCTACTAACGAATCGTTCATTAGTATGTCCAGCTTCACATTTAAAATCAAACAGCGGCATCGTCTTCCATGCCTAGGTTGTCATATGCGTCACGGACTTGCTCTTCTAAGTTTAGCAACGAAGCAATGACATAAAGTTGTCCCTTCCTAAAGAAGAGGTCTTTTTCATCTTTCGTTCCTTCTACTGAATTAATGCCTTTGGAGTTAGTAAGCAGGTCTTCCGATAAAGTCTTCCAACCTGATGTACGAAACATCGAAAGCATATCTTCGTAGTATTTTTCTAGTTCTTTGTCTGTGTCATTCATTAACTGTTTCTCCTTAAAGGACAGTTTGTTATAAGTTAAAGTACAAGTTAAAGTATACTAAAGCATACTATAGTAGTATTATAACATATTTACAGTCAAATGTCAAGCTTTATTTTACTTATTTGTAACCACGTGCCTTCATCTTGTTCTTACCCGCACGTTGTCCGCGCTTAGGCTTGGGCATTGATTTCGGCTTTGCTTTGCTTTTAGGCTTCATTGAATATGAGGGCATAAATTTCTCCTGTTATGTTTCATATACTATACAATGTACACTCTAATGTACACTTAAGACACTTTTGTATACATATTAGTACACTACCACTTAGCTTTATCAGCCCAATATGCCGCAGACATTTTGCCTTTAGCTATGTTCTTACCATGTCGTGCTTTGAAGCTGGCTCTTTTCTTCTTCATAGCCTCAGACTCACCTGCTTTAGGCTTACCTGCTGTCTTAGCTCCCTGCTCTCCAAAGCGGATGGTCTTAACCTTGTCACCCTCCTTGGCAACCACTACGTGACTCTTCTTAGGATGACCGGGGGTACGTTTCGGCTTATTGTACCCCGCTACGCCTACCCTAGCTAGTCTTGGGTCTGGTTTTTTTGCTGGCACTAGGAGCCTCCTTAGTGTTGACTTGTTCTTGTAGTTTGTCTACTTTTTTGTTGACATCCTTAAATGCTTCGTTTATCTGTTTAAGTACGTCGTTGAACTGTCGCTCTGTAATCATTGTGGCAATTGTCCCATATTAGGTTGCATTGGAGGTCGTGCTTGTGGTTGTGCCTGTGGTGCTGGTTGTTCTACGTTGCCTTCCTTAACGGCTACCTCACGCTCCTTGAGTAGCTGCTTAGA